CCCCGCCTTGCCCCCTTCCCCACGGCCCACCATGGGCCACCACCAGAGAGAGACCCGCATGAGCACCCAACTATCCCGCCAAGATCACCCCGTAGCCGAGTGGCTCCTTTCCGCCTCCACCAAGGAGCAAATGCGGGCGGCCCTGCCCGCCCACCTCACGCCCGATCGCATGGTGCGCCTTGCCCTCACGGCCTTTCGCACCAACCCCGGGCTCTCCAAGTGCTCCCCGCCTAGCGTGATGGCCGCCATCATGATGGCAAGCCAACTCGGCCTTGAGCCCCATGTGTTGGGCTCTTGCTACCTTGTGCCCCATGGCACCGAGTGCACCTTGATCGTGGGCTACCAAGGCCTTTTGCAGCTCATCCGCCGCTCCGGGGAGATCGCTGCCATCTCAGCCCGCGTGGTCTATGATTCGGATCTTTTTGAGGTCACCTTGGAGAGCACCCCGCCCTTTCGCCACCACCCCAACCTCCGCCGCAAGGGAGCCGATCCGATACTTGGGGTCTATTGCCACGCGGTGCTCACCAGCGGAGAGCACGTTTTTGAGTGGATGGCCAAGGAGGATGTGGATGCCATCCGCAACCGGGCACGGGCGGGCAAGAGCGGCCCATGGGCCACCGATTGGGCGGAGATGGCACGCAAGACCGTGTTGCGCCGCGCTGCCAAGTATCTCCCTCGCTCGGTCTCCATGGCCGATGCGCTCGAGCTGGCCGATAAGGCGGAGGCTCCTCTCTACCAGCCCGAGCGGGTGAAGGTGGAGGCGGTGCCCGTGGCCGTTGGTGGTGCCCGCATGGTGCCCCCGCCGCCGCCCGCCGTGGTGCCCAATGAGGATGAGGCCACCCCCGTAGTGGATGCCCGCGGTGATGGCATGGATGCGGCCTTGGAAGATGAGAGCGCGGGAGAGTTTCCATGGGCGTGACCTATGAGAAGGCTCCGGGCATCATCCGGGCACGGGTGGCGGAGATCTATGGCACGCAAGCCCACCTAGCCCGCGGGCTTGGGGTGACCCGTCAAACCTTGGCGGTGCGAGTGCGGAGCACGCTCAAGAGCGCCTTCTTGCATGAGTGGTGGGAAGGCCTCTTGGGGCTCCGCCGCGGGGCATTGGAGGCGGGGGAGGCTCCCACGGTGGAGCTTGATGCCATCCGGGCAGCGGTGGCGCTCCAAGCGGCCATTGAGGCATGGCCACGGGTCAAGGCGGGGGTCTATTACTACCCAAGCGCCGCAAGGTTGGCGGCCAACGCTGCTAGGCGGCGGCCCCGCGTGAAGAGAGAAGCGGGAGGTGCCCCATGAGCTCACCAGATTGGAATCTCTCCCGCCGCGCTGTTGCGTGCAAGGGGTGGCAATGGCTGCCCGGGATGCTCCTTGACCGCAATGAGCGACTAGTAGGCATTGATGAGGAGGGTTGCCCCTATGGCCACTCCCACACCGCTGGCCACCGCGTTTGGCTTGGCGGAGACTCTCACCCCAACCTTTCCGATCCCGCCACCTTGGGCTGCTTGCTTGCCCTTGTGCGGGAGGCATGGGGCCAAGGGGTCTACCTGCTGCCCGATGGGGGCTGGTATGTGAAGGGAGCAAGGCTCCAAGATGGGGTCAGCATTGGCCTTGGCATTTGCGCCACCTCCGAGGCCGAGGCCTTGGTTGCCGCCCTTGAGGCCGCCCAATGAGCCGCATCTTCTTGGGCGTTGACCCGGGCTGCAACGGGGCGATCGCTAGCCTCACCAGCGCGGGAGCCATCCTTGATATCTCCCGCTTCTCCGAGGCCGAGACCCATGGGCGGATCGCCCTCATTGTGGCCGACCATATCCGGGCCGTGGCCAAGCTTGAGCCCGACCTCTCCGCCGCCATTGAGCGGGTGGGAGCCATGCCCCGCCAAGGGGTAGCCTCCACCTTCACTTTTGGGAGGGTCTATGGGGAGGCAATCGGTGGCCTCCTTTGCTCGGAGGTCAAGGTGGAGAGCGTGACCCCCGCCGCTTGGCAGCGTGACCTTGGCCTCCCCAAGCGGGAGACCCCCACCACGCACAAGAGAGCCCTCAAGGAGCTGGCCGAGGCCCGTTGGGGCCGCCGCTTCACGCTGGCCGAGTGTGACGCGGTGTGGATAGCAGAGTGGGCACGCACCCACGGCCCTTGGAAGCTCAGCCCCTAACCCCAACCCCTAACCCCCGTGACCCCATGAGCACCTTGCCCGCTGTTACCCTCCCCACCGTAGAAGAGCTTGAGGCCACCTTTGGCGGAGTGTGGAGCCCCGACCCTTGGGGCCATAGCATGATTGCCATCTTTGGCCCCTTTGAGCTCCACTTGCGCCTTGACCGTAGCCTCACGGGCTACCAATTCGCGATCGCCAAGGCCCGCGGCCTAGACTTTGGCTTCCGGGCCTTTGGCAAGGATTGGCGCACCATCGGGCTGGCCACCTTGGCCGCCTTCCACGCGGGAGCGGCTCAGCTGCCCAAGGGTGCCCCGTGAGGGTGCCCAAGCCTCCAAGCCTTTGGCGGGCTGTTGGGTGGCTCATTGGCGGGCTGCTGGTGGCCAAGGTCTCCACCATGGAGCTCCCGCCCACCACCCGCTCCAATGCCATCCTCATCATCCTCATGGTGACCTTTTTTGCCTATGTGACCACCCTCCTCCTTGAGGATAGGGGTGAGCCGTGAGCCGCTACGCTCTCCACCTCGGAGATTGCCGCGTGAGCATGGCCGCCATGGATGCGAGCTCAGTGGATGCCATCGTCACCGATCCACCCTACGGGCTGGCCAGCGGCCCCACCACCACCTTGGAGGATGCCACCAGCGGGCGCGGCTTCATGGGCAAGGAGTGGGATCGGGGCGTGCCCGGTGTGACCTTTTGGGCGGAGGCCTTGAGGGTGGCCAAGCCCGGAGCCTACCTCTTGGCCTTCGGAGGCACTCGAGCCTTTCACCGCATGGCCGTTGCCATTGAGGATGCGGGGTGGGAGATCCGCGATTGCTGCTGTTGGGTCTATGGGTCGGGCTTCCCCAAGTCTCTTGACGCATCCAAGGCGATCGATCGGGCAGCGGGAGCCACGCGGGAGGTCGTCGGGCAACACATTCAAAGCAAACAAACTCGCAAAGAAGCCGCAACGGGTTTCAGTCATGCGTGGCAGCACGATCTAACTGCCCCCGCCACGCCCGAGGCCTCCGCATGGCAAGGATGGGGCACCGCCCTCAAGCCCGCGTGGGAGCCGATCCTCATGGCCCGCAAGCCCTTGGAGGGCACCGTGGCCGCCAACCTCTTGAAGCATGGCACGGGGGCCATCAATGTGGATGGGTGCCGCATTGGGGCGGAGGTCACCAGCCGCCGCAACACCGCCGAGATGGGCTATCACGGGGGCAACCTTGCGCCCTCCTATGCCACGGGCAGCACCCAAGGCCGCTGGCCCGCCAATTTCATGCACGATGGCTCCCCGGAGGTCTTGGCGGGCTTCCCGCACACGACAAGCGGCGATTGGAACGGGCAACCGACAGGGCGCGGCAGCGAACATAGCGGCGCATGGGGCAAGCAAGATCGCCCGTTTCATTGGAAGGGCGACCAAGGCTCCGCCTCCCGCTTCTTCTATTGCGCCAAGACCTCCACCGCCGATCGGGAGGAGGGGTGCGAAGAGCTGGCCGAGGTGAGGCGCACCGATGGCCGGGAGACCGACCACCATGTGCCCAACCTCCGCACCACCAGCGCCCGCAACCATCACCCCACGGTCAAGCCCACTGAGCTCATGCGCCACCTTGTGCGCCTAGTCACCCCGCCCGGTGGCCTAGTCCTAGATCCCTTCATGGGGTCGGGCTCCACGGGCAAGGCCGCCATCTTGGAGGGTGCCCGCTTTGTCGGATGCGACCTTGACCCCTCCTACCTTGAGATTGCCGCTGCCCGCATTGCCTACGCCCTCCGCTTGGAGGCCGATGAGGCCGCCGCCGCCTATGAATCCACCCGCCAACTCTCACTCTTTGGAGACCCGTGACCGCTACCAACGCCCACAACCCCGCCGCCATCCGCCACCGCACCGCATCCGATCGGGCTCACGCTGGCCACCCGGAGGCCATAGCCATGCGCCGCTTGGTCTTGGAGAGAGGGGCATGGCTCTCACCCCTGCTGGCCACCAGCCCCATGCCCACGCTCACCGAGTGGGAGGCCTCTTGCGATCTGGTGTCAGCCCTCAATACTTGGCTTGCCCATGAGAATCGGAAGGCCAAGGAGCAAGAGCGATTCCACCGCAACGGCGGAGGGCGCAACCGCTCCCAAGATACGCCCACGCTCCGGGAGGTGCAAGCCATCCGCCGCCATGGCAAGAAGGCCGCGGCGGCCCTCATCCCCAAGGTTGAACCGCTGGCCCTTGCCACCGTAGCCCCCGCCGCCGCGCCCGCCCCTCTTGCCCCCGTGGAGAGCAAGGGATGGGTGCGCCTCAAAGATACCGGGGCGCGGCACTCCACCCGCAAGACCCCCCAAGCCCGCCCCCGCCTCACCGAGGAGGAGAAGGCGGAGGCCGTGGCCCGCATTGCCGCGATAGCAGCGGAGAAGGCCGCCAAGGAGCAAGAGGCCGAGGCCAAGAGGGCCGCGGTGGAGGCCAACCGTGAGGCCCGCCGCAAGGAGACCGCCAAGGCCGCCAACATTGCCCACTCCAAGCGGCTGGCCGAGAAGCGGGCCAAAGATAAAGAATACAACGCCCAATGGAAGGCCAAGCAAAGGGAGCGGGAGCGTGCCCGCACCGCGGATGCCCGAGCCGCCAAGGCCGCCGCCAAGGCTGCCCGCAACACCCCGGAGGCTATCTCAGCCCGCAAGGCTAAGGAGTATGCAAAGCGGAGAGATAGCTTCAACGCCCGCATGGCATCCGATCCCGACTATGCTGCCAAGGTCAAGGCCAAGGCCGCGGCCAAGGAGAGGCTCCGCACCGCCCGGGAGCGGGCTGCTAGGGAGGAGAAGGCCAAGGCCAAGCTTCAAGAGCTGGCCGATGGCATAGCCACCGCAAAGCGGGCCAAGCGGCTTGAGAGGGCGCTCCAAGGCATCCTCAAGCGGGAGCAAAAGGCACTCCGCAACACCACCAGCGGGGGTGACAAGTGAGCCGCTACGATCCCAAGCCGTGGGCCGAGGCCAAGGCCTTTGGCCTTGAGGCGCAAGAGGCGATCTTCCGCTACCTCTCACTCCAAAAGGATCGGAGAGTGTGGCGGGCGGATGAGGTGGAGGGCCGCGCCGTCTATCATGATTCCCACGGCCTCCCCATCCCCGACCTCATCAGCATGGACGCTGGCCACGGGGTCACCTTGGTGGAGGTGAAGGCCAAGCGGGATTGGTGGCAAGAGCCTCACACCAACGGCCCCCTCTCCACCATCATGGAGGTGGAGCACATAGAGAAATATGCCAAGGTGGCGGAGCGATACTCCACCCGCGTGGTCTTGGTCTTTGTGGTGCGAGGGCTGCCCAAAGGCCAATGGGCCTCAAGGGGTCAAGCGGGCTGCTGGTGGTCTGATATCCAAGACCTAGTGCCGCTCCTCTCCACCACCGACCCGGCTTTGACCTATCCTCTCCCCAAGAGGGAGCGGGGCAACATCGGAGGCCGCCGAGTGCTCCGCATCCAAGATGGCGGCCCGCTCCGCCCGCTGGCCCCGTGGGATGAGGCCACCAAGAGCGTGGCCGTCAAGGGCTCACCAGCGTGGGAGGCATGGCAAGCGGTCACTCATCAAAGCGGGCCTCTATGCGGATCACCTTCTCATTGATGAGATCCACCTTGGCCCGCAAGGCCTTGAACTCCTCCGGGTCGGGCTGCTCCGCAAGCTTGGCCCGGATCTCACTGAGCTCAGCCCGGAGCTCTACCCACTCCGCTCTCACGGTTTGACCCACAAAGGAGAGGATCACCAAGAGAGCGGTGGAGGCAAAGGAGCCGATCCCCGTGAAGACCCGCCACGCTGTTGGGAGGGTGACCACCGCACGGGCCGCCACCGCTTCCAAGCTGCCCGTGACCTTGGGCTCACTCATCCGAGCCACCAGCCTTGGCCGCATCCGCATCAAGCGCCCGATCCACGGCGGTCTTGGGCTCCACATTGCCCGCGAAGAGCCCCGCAAAGGCACCGCCAAGGCCTAGCCATAGCGTGAGGGGCACCGCTGCCACCCCGCCCGTGAGAGCCACCGCCAAGATGGGGATGCCAGCGCCGAGGATGGCACCGATCGCAAGGCCCGCATTGATGCGGCCTTTGGAGTGTGTAAACTTGATCAAGGTGGCCCCCAAGGGTGGAAAGGATACGGGAGCCCGTTTTGACCAAACGGGCCAAAAGATCAAGCCTTGGGAGCCGCCGCCGCCGCTTCCGTTGCATCCGGGTCAAACCAACCCACGGTGCGCCCTATCAGCGCCGCGTCACTCCACTTGTGGAGCTTGCGCCACACACCATCCCCCTCACGGCTGCCCGCTTTGTTGGTGTTGCCCTCCACCGTGTGGAAGCCCACCGCGTCAACGGCCACCACGATCCCGCAATGGCCCCTCACCCATCCGCCCTTGCGGGCCGCATCGGCGCTCTTGGCGGTAGTCGCCCGCACCCATACCCAACCGGGGGCAACCTTGGCGGGGAGTGCGTCACCCT